AGGCAGCGTCTATGGTAACGTAGGGGGTGCTGTCATAGGCACTGTCTTTTCTTTTGTCGGAAATGATGTCAAAGGTGATGTCTTTGGTAATGTCAAAGGTGATGTCAGAGGTAATGTCTTAGGGGATGTCAAAGGCGATGTCAGAGGTAATGTCAAAGGTGATGTCTTTGGTGATGTCGAGGGTAATGTCTTAGGTGATGTCTTAGGGGGTGTCTGGGGTGATGTCTTAGGTGATGTCTGGGGTAGTGTCAAAGGCGACGTCAAAGGTAATGTCTTTGGTAATGTCAAAGGTGATGTCAGAGGTAATGTCTTAGGTGATGTCTTAGGGGATGTCGAGGGTAATGTCAAAGGTGATGTCAAAGGTGATGTCGTTGGTGATGTCGAGGGTAGTGAATAGTAGGGGGTAATAATATGAATAGCACAGAGTATAACGAGTACTACGCAGCGCAACGTATCCGACCACTGGATAAGACAGCAGCACCAGCAGCTATCGAGATCTGGCGGCGTTACATGATTGACAAAGAGATGGACACCATCACATTCGTATCCAATCGGGGTAACATGCGGATGGCCTCCTTCACTGACTGGCTTGAGCAAGGCTTTGACACACTAATGGGTAAGGCTTTACCTTCAGCTGGCCCTGCTTTAATCGCTCACCTGTTCCCACTAGAAGAGGAGACACTATGAAGTATTTAATTCTTGCAGTACTACTAGCTACAAGCACTGGAGCACTGGCTGATCGTAAGGATGACCTGATGAATGCCCACACTACTGGTGTGTGTCTAGTCCTAGGCAGTCTGGTTACAGCAGCTGCGGCAGACTTGCCGTCATCACAGACCCAACCTTTCAAGGACTACCTTGGGGGCTTTACACAAGGCTCTAAGATGACTCTGGAAGAGTGGGGAACACTGTGTCGTAAGGCTGCTGTACAGTACTACAATCAACTGAAACAAGTGGAGGCCTAATGAGGACAGCACTGATAGACGCGGACATGGTACGTTACACACTTGGCTTCGCCTGTCAGCGGACTGAGGATGACGGCACCATTACTACTGCTGATGATTGCTCGTGGAAACATTCCATAGACATCTTCATCAGTAGTGTTATGAAGAACAGCAAGTCACAGGCTTGTAAACTCTATTTAACAGGGAAGGGGAACTTTCGTGAGACAGTCGCAAAGAAGAAACCCTACAAGGGGACTCGCAAGTCGGAGAAGCCAGTACTTTATGAGGCGATCAGCACCTATCTCGTTGACGAGTGGGCAGCTGAAGTCATCGAAGGGATGGAGGCTGACGACGCCCTTGCCATTAATCAGACGGACAGCACAATCATCTGCTCTAATGATAAAGACTTGCGTATGGTGGCTGGTTGGCATTACAGCTGGCCTGTTGGCGACCGTATTGGGGAGCGTCTTCCTTATTTTGTTGATACTCTGGGCAGCATCACGGCAACACTGAAAGAGGATGGCAAGATCAAGAAGGTTGAGGCTACCGGCTTAAGGATGTTCTACTACCAGTTGTTAATAGGTGATTCTGTTGACAACATACCGGGATGTCCCAAGGTGGGACCAGTCAAAGCCTATGAGGCGCTATATACTCTCGATACAGAGATGGAGATGTACAACCTATGCCTTAGTATGTATCAGGAGAAGTATCCTGAGAACGCCTTAGAGGAGCTGCTAGAGCAAGCCCACTTATTGTGGATGGTTGATACATTAGATGATAACGGTGATCCAGTGATGTGGACACCGCCAACGGGAGATGAGTGATGCTGTACCTATTAGATAAGTTATTTTACAACAAACTTATGGCTTACTTAGCCAACCCTTTACCCGAGGATATGGATGATGAGTGATGATGAGAAACCAGACAATGTAGTATCGCTAACCTTCGGGTCTGCCCCGCTACCTGACGAAGATCCGATGAACCTAACGTGTCCAGAATGTACCAATGTGTACTGGCTGATCAACACTGAGGGGATTATCAAGTGCTCCTACTGTGAGTGGGAACTGCCTGACATGGAGGGTGTGGGCATTGAGTAAGCCTTATAACGGAGGGACATGGACGGCTGGCAGATATGATAGCTTTGTCAAAGGTTTGATACGAGCTGGTCTCCAGAAATGGGGGCCAAAGATACAGTGTATCAAGAATGCTAGGACTAGGCGAGGGTTCTACAAGTGTGAAGGGTGTCTTGAGGAGGTTCCAGCCACTATAAAACGTGAGCTGAAGACCAAGAAAGGGGTGTTTAAACGTACCAAGAACATAATAGCGGATCATATTGAACCTATTATTGACCCAGCAGTAGGTAGAGGGGATTGGGATACGGTAATCAAGAGGGCATTTGTTGAGATAGACGGCTTCCAAGCCCTATGTTACGAGTGTCACGCAACTAAAACAGCAGAGGAGCGGGACATAGCCACTGCCCGTAAGAGAGCTAGCAAATGAGCGATGTAGTAGAACAACCAGCGGTACGTATGGGACACAGTAGCTTTGATGACATTGAAGATCCTAACCTGCAGGCGTACAACAGGCTGACATACGCTAACAACCTGATGGAAGATGAGGGCAAGGAAGAAGCTGCTCACTACATCAGCATGTTTAGCAAGGGAGACCAAGGGAAGATTGTAGATATGATCTTCATCCAACAACAAATGCAGAGAGCTTAGATGATTAACATTAACTTAAATGAGATTGACGGTAAGAAGACTCATCGAGTCGGTATCATTGGCGACAGTCACCTCCCCTATGAGAAGGAAGGTTACTTAGAGTTCTGCCAAGAGCAGTTTGAGCTGTGGGATTGTGACACCATAGTACATATAGGTGACTTGATTGATCACCATGCGCTATCGTTTCATGACTCTGAGCCTACACTGCAAGGTGGTCATGGTGAGATGTTGGATGCACGAGAGAGACTACAGCCTTGGGTTGAAGCGTTCCCAGAGTTGATCATGTGCTTTGGTAACCATGACAAGATCCCAGCACGACAGCTTACCAAGATCGGTATGGCTGCTGAAGTCTGGATGAAGCCGCTGGCTGAGATCTATGAGCTACCTGACAGCTGGACTCTGGTAAACAATGTCGTGATAGATGACATCCTTTACCACCACGGAGAGACTGCTGGTGGTGTTAACGGTTTCCGTAAGGACAGCATGGAGCGTATGAGATCTACAGTGACAGGTCATAACCATTCTAACTTTGGTATTAGTTATACTGCTACCAATGACGAGTTAGTATTCGGTATGGCTGTTGGGTGTGGTGTTGACAATGACGCTATGGCATTTGCATATGGTCGCGGGTTTGCTAAGAAGCCTATCGTTGGTTGTGGTGTAGTAATCGAAGGCCAACCTTATGTTGAGCCAATGGATTTAGGAATTAAACTTAGGAGAATATAGTATGAGTAAGTGGAAGCAAGGCACCCCAGTGTTCTGGGATGTCGCTTTTGTAGGCGGGATAGTAATTTTCATGTCAGTTGTCGGGTATAAATTGTACGAGTTATGGGAAGCCACACACCACGTAGGAGTTAGGTTGATATGAATTGGAACAGAGACTTCGAGTCGATAGCAGAGGCAGTACGTGGTTGGGCTAATGGTAAGGGGATTGCACGTAGGGAGAGTGCACGTAACCAGATGGGTAAGATGATTGAAGAAGTGATGGAGTTGGACAAGGAAGTGGGTCTTAACGACATAGCAGGTATCAAGGATGAGTTGGGTGATGTGCTAGTGACTTGTATAGTACAGGCAGAGTGCCACGGACTTGACCCTGTAGACTGTCTGCAAGCGGCATACGAGAAGATCAGTAAACGCAAAGGGGAGACAGTGAACGGAGTCTTTATTAAAGAGATGGAGGTAGCACATGATTTTGGATGAATATGGAGATGCAAAACCATGGCCCCCTTACTACAAAGGCGCTGAGGAGAAGGCAGCACACCCAATGGATACACAGGTAGGTGGGGATCACTACAAGACGAAAGGTCTTCAACCCCTTGAGGCTGTCTACATGAACTACGGACTAGCTGGACTGGAGGCTGCTGTCTTCACTAAGGTGAACAAGTACTTCAGAGACAAGTCTGGGATGGAGAAGAAGTTGGAAGACTGTAAGAAGGCACAACATGTCTTACAGATCTTTCAGGAGAAACTGGAGGCAGAGATTGCCAAAGAGAAATTTGAAGAATCATATAACAGGAATCGTTAATGGATAATTACCAAACATTTATACACCGTAGTAGATATGCTCGCTGGCTCCCTGAGCTGGGCCGTAGAGAGACTTGGGGTGAGACTGTAGACCGCTACATAGCGTTCTTTGTTAAGCGTCTTGACCTTGACCCTGAGAGCGAGATGGTTAAGGAACTACGGCAAGGTATCTTCGATCAAGATGTCTGTCCAAGTATGAGAGCTATGATGTCAGCTGGTACTGCCCTTGAGCTGGACAATGTAGCTGGCTTCAACTGCTCTTACATTGCTATGGATCATGTACGCTGCTTTGACGAGCTGATGTACATCTTGATGTGTGGTACTGGGGTAGGGTTCAGTGTAGAGCGACAGTACATTGCCAAGCTGCCTGAGATAGCTGAGTCATTACACAAGACAGACACAACCATCGTGGTCAGTGACAGCAAGATTGGATGGGCCTCAGCCTTCCGTGAGTTGATTGCTATGCTGTACGCAGGTAAGATACCTAGCTGGGATATCTCTCGTGTGCGTCCTGCTGGTGCTCCACTCAAGATCTTTGGTGGTAGAGCCAGTGGGCCAGCACCTTTGGTTGACTTGTTTAACTTCGCTGTACAGCTGTTCAGTAACGCACACGGTCGTAAGCTGACTTCACTTGAAGTACATGACCTTGTATGTAAGGTGGCTGACATCGTAGTGGTAGGTGGTGTACGACGCAGTGCACTGATCTCACTGTCTAACCTATCTGACCAACGCTTACGTGGCGCTAAGATGGGACAGTGGTGGGAGAATGATGGGCATAGAGCCTTAGCTAACAACAGTGTTTCTTATACTGAGAAGCCTGACTTTGAAAGTTTCTTAACGGAGTGGAAGAGTTTATATGACAGCAAAGCGGGAGAACGTGGAGTATTTAACAGAGCAGCAGCTCAACGTCAAGCTGCGAAGAATGGCAGGAGAGATGCGAGCTTTGAATTCGGAACTAACCCATGTTCGGAGATTATCCTTAGACCTAACCAGTTCTGTAATCTCTCAGAGGTGGTTGTCCGAAATGGAGATACACTTGCAGACCTTGAAAGAAAGGTTCGGCTCGCCACCATACTAGGTACGATGCAGAGTTCGCTTGTAGACTTCCGTTACTTACGGAACATCTGGAAGAAGAACACTGAGGAGGAGTGCTTGCTGGGCGTGAGTATGACAGGGATTATGGATCATCCACTACTGAGTGGGCAGTCATGTATCAATGACCTACCCGCATTACTTGACAAACTAAACGAGGTATCTGTTGAAACTAATAAAGAGTACGCTGAGGAGTTTGGGCTTAATACGTCCACGGCTATTACGTGCGTTAAACCGAG